CTGGGTTGTCTTTGTTCTTATGCCTAAATCTCAAAAGATACTTCAAGATGTTCCCGAGCAAGTAGCCAATGAATCCCTGGTCCCCGATCCCCGCTTCAATAACATCAATCACTTCCATTCCACCTTGATTATAATGCGGTGGGTGGTTGACCATATCCTCCTTGCTCATTAACCGCCTCCGGCCTTTTCCCATTCCCCGATTGCTTGGGCGGTGCAGTGCGTATCACCTTTTTTGACCCTATTAACAAACCAATCGGCAAAACCGTCTTGGTGTTCGTCAAACCATTTTATAAACTCCGGGTCATAGCGTTTAGTGTGTACGCCCTCAACAAAAGGTCGGGTTGGGTTCATACGTCGCCATCTTTTTATCTTCACTGTGTCTCCTCTCTCGTAAACACCGGGGTTTGTTTGCCCACATAGGCCCCGGTCACATTAAATTCCATGTACTCCACGGCGTCCTCGTAATCCATGTCTCTTTCCAGTACTTCAATGCACTTGTCATAACTATAGACCGCCCTCGGTGGTCCCCACTCCAAAGACATACCTATAAAAGCCTCTTCAAAACCGTCCGCTAAAAGCGCGGATTGGTCCGTTTCCTCAAGGTAGCGGGTCCAGTCCTTTAATCGCGTTTTACCGTACACACTATCCTCCCGTCGTTGGGGTTGGGTAGGTGTTCTCGGGACGTTGATAAGAATTTTTCTCGACCTCCTGGATAAGTTTCCTAACTTTTTTCCCCAGTTTAGCGTCATTGGGGTAATCGTAGGCCAGCGCTTTAAGTTCTTTAAGTCCAAGGGACTGATGTTCTTTGTTTCTTATTCTAATCATACCTTCTCTCGATAAAGTGCCCCATTGTCTATAAGTGGTTTCTAGGATTAAAGCACGTCCCCACCAATAGACTATCGAACTGGGGCGTACCCGTATTTCAACAGACGTGCTTTTTCCATGGTCTAGTCGCGCATACTCTCATAGGGAACGCGGTCCACGACCAGACTACGAGTAGGAAGACCCGATTATGAAAAACCGCGTTCTTGAATCTCGTACATGTAGTCACTCTTAGCGTCAAGGTGAGCCTCCATCGCTTCGCCGTTCTCGATGTAATCATTTTCAATATACGTCAAGAACAGTTCTTCGATAGACACATCCCGAGCTAAAGCGGCGGTCCTGGCCTTACCAAAACTCTCCGCATTAAGAGACAATCTTATTATTTGTTTTTGTTTTCCTATCATGTCCCATAAGGTTACATAAAAGGACGCAAAAAAGCAACTAAAAAATGTCGCCAACGTCTTTTCCTCCTTGGTCCCCGGACTCAAAACTATCGATCATGGCGTCAATCGAAGCCGCGCCTTCCTTCTGTCGAACGCGTTTCCATTCCCGACTTATTAACCGCCGGACAAACTCACTGGAACTGCGCCACTGTCTTCGACTCATAATGTCCAGGTTCCTTTTTTCAATGGACGTGAGCCGGATATTTATTTGCGTGTCCTTTTTATCCTTTTGCTTTGGTGTTTTTTGTTTTACTTCCCGAACCATTGTCGTACCTCCCCTAAAACCTCGTTGGAAATGTCTATTTTCTTCTTCAGCGAAGCTAAAATTTTCTCGTCCACCGTGTTTTCACACACCAGATCAATATAAGTACAACTTTTGTCTTGTCCAATGCGGTGAATCCGGTCCTCTGCCTGTATTCTTAGCTCTAAATCATAGCTGTTGGAGTAAAAAATCATGTGAGAAGCCGCCGTTAAGGTTAGTCCACGGCCCCCGGTGTGCGGATTAGAGACAAAGAATCGAAGCGGGTGGTCCGGGTCTTGAAAGTTATCAAGAATAGTTTCCCGGTCCTTTTGTGAGGTCTTCCCGTAATAAGAAGCCACGCTGTCGTCCCCATAAACCTCGGCTATTTTCTTGGTCAACTGCTCTATGTCTGTTTGAAATACCGCAAAAACTACAGCCTTACCACTGATTTCTTCCAATATATTAAGCGTTTCTCCTATGCGGTTGTTCTTGAGCACCTGGACCTCCCCCGAAGGTGCGCGCAGACTTCCCGCAACAATTTGTTGCAGTCGCATTAACTGAGTCAGCACCGTTTGAGTGGTGTACACTTCGTCCGCGATAATCATTAGCGCTTCTTTTCTCATCTGCTCATAGGCTTTTTTCTGTTCATCACTAAGCTCAACGCTTCGTTGCATGTAAACCTTTTCCGGTAGATCTAAACATTTGTCCTTGGTGTAGCGAGCAGAGAACTCTTTGAGCATGCCTTGCAGTTCGTCCATTCGATGATACCCAACGATTTCTTGAAAACTGTTGTGGCCCATGCGCCGCATTTTAGTAATCGCATATCTTGCTTTGAACGCATAATAACTTTTGAACCCTAATAATAAGGGATTAAGGAAAGCGCATTGCGCGTATAGATCAAGAGGTGTTTTGGTCACAGGAAACCCGGTCAGTATTCTTTTATAGGAGGCTTCTCGGGACAACCCCAATAAGTTTTTGGTGCGCTTGGCTTTAGGGTTCTTAATTAAGGTGCTCTCGTCCACGGCAATCATGGTTTCGTGCCCTAAAACAAAAGCTCGCGCAAATTTAAGCCCTTTTTCCGTGGAAAATGCTTCAACATTCATCGTCATAATCTCTAATCTTTCCGGGTGTTCCTCTAAAACCAGGCCGCAATAGGCTTGTTTCCACTTCTGCGTATGGTTGGGTTGCCACACCACCACTTCCCTCTCGATTCGTTCGGGCAAATGCTTTGGTATTTCGTTCTTGTCCCAATTCCTTAAGTTTCCTTTCGGTGTTATAATTAACACCGCATTTATTTTGTCGGCCTCAAAAAGCACTGCGGCGTTGTCCAGGAGAACTTTCGATTTGCCAAGGCCCATCTCTAAAAAGAGGGCAAACTCTTTGCGAAAGGCTGAACGAGCCAATGTCTTCTCTTGGTGCTTGTAAGGCTCCGTTTGATACTTATAGTTTTTCATTCTTATATTAGTCCTTCTATCGTATAACAATTCTTCTTATTGTTTTTTATTGTTGACAATAAAAGTATATCCGGTATATACTTCTCCTGCAACCTGAAATTGGAGAAGAAGTTGCACAACAATTTTATACGAGGAAAAACAAATGAACGAAACGTTGAAAGCATTAATAACTCTGGCTCTACAGTTATCCGAAGCGGAAAGAAAGCAATTCTCCGCGATCCTAACCCTAAGTACCCTTAGTCTAATGGCAGTCGAAGACACCACAGACGAAGCTCTTTTGCGCGCAAAAGAAAAACAAGAAGAACTAGACCAACTAGACGAGCCTTGGAAAATACGCCCTATTACAACAGAGATCGCAGACATTGGTCCTGGGGAGTGGGACTAATGAGCGATAAATGTGAAGTAGAACAAAACGAACACCACGTCAGGATTAAGGTGGGCTGTATGGAGATATACGCAGAAAGTAATGACATGCACGACCTCATTACAGTTTCTCATACAGACGACAGTCCACTTAGGTTCGAGGACCAAAAGATTGTGGACATTGCTAACGGAGAAATATTTGATCTAAGCAAGAATCTTAGCATCGTGGACAAAGAACTAATAAAAGACTTAACGAAAGAGGTGGGCAATGAAACTATCTAGTCTTCGTAAAGGAATGGTTTTTGAAAAGGCCAAGTCGAAGGACGCTTACGCGGTTATCGACATCATCACTGACTCTGTAAGTGGCTTCTCAAGGGAAGTCATTACTCTTGGCAACCTATCCAACAGAAAAGCAGAGGTTGCCACGATAAGTGAACTTAACAACCCTAAGCAGTGGATACCAACGGAGGGCTCACAGGTTCAAGAGAGGGTCATTGTTGAGCAAGTTATTGTGTTGCCGGACAACTCCGAGGTTGTTCTCCATAAAGAGGTCAAAACCAGTTCCCCGACAAAACAGAAACCTCCCACCAAAACACCCGTTGTTGAAACCGAGAACGTTCTTATCGAGGCAAAAAAACGCGCCCAACTCCTCCATCAACAAAATGGAGGGAACGCCATGACGGCTGCTTTCGCAAACGCCAGTGTGGCCGAAAAAGAAGCGCCTATGTCATTTGCACTTGAAACACAACTCTTTCGAGACCTGATGTCCTGTAGGTATGACGATCTAACGTATATAGGGATACGCACTAAAAACAGCCCTACGTCAAGAATGAGTATGACAACAGTGCCCAGGGGCAAAATGAAACTAATCTTAAAACAAGAGTGGGACGCCTTTAAAGAAGACGGTTTGTCTTTGCACGAGGTAAGAAAGATGGGGAACCGACTTAAAGCACATACGCCCGATCAAGTAGGCCGCCCTGTTTCTTTTCAAAGAATCGTGCAACGGCTGATGCAGGAGATCTACCACTTTGGCACAGAAAAAGAAAGAGAAGCAGCACAGATATATAAGGGAATACACTAATGACAAAGAAAAAAGAAGACAACATCATCGACCTGTTTGAACAATCGGTTGAAAAGAAAGTCACAAAAGTTAAGGACCAGGACCTTGGTTCCCTGTCCAAAGACATGAATGATATGCTCGAGATCGGTGGCCTTATTGGCAACGCTGAGGAAAAACTTAAGCGTTTAAAAGAACAGTACCGACAGTACAGCGAGGAAACTATCCCGGAGAAGATGAAGGAACTTGGAATCAGCGATCTGCGCATGGACGACGGCTCGCGTATTTCAGTTGATCCTTTCTACTCTGCACGGATCACGGAACAAAATAAGGAAGAAGCGCACCAGTGGCTAAGAGACAATGGTCGTGGCGACCTTATAAAGAACGTCGTCAGCATTAATTTCGCGGCAGGCGAAGACGACGAAGCAAAAAAGACAATGGACACCCTGGCAAAACAGGGGCTAGAGCCTATGCAAAAGGAGGCGGTCCACCCATCTACGCTCAAAGCCGAAGTAAAGGCGCTTATTGAGAGTGGCGAAACCGCGTTTGACAGTGGCACACAGAAATTATTTTCCGTGTACACAGGACAACGCACAAAAGTAATAAAGAACTAAATATATAAGGATGAAAGTATATGGCTAGTAAAAAAGCGAATGGTAGTAGCTCTACTAAGAAGACCGACCTTACCGCATTGTTTGAAAAACATGCCGGAAAAGGCTTCGGAGAAGTGGGCGCGGACGATTTAAACACTCCGCGAATACAAATCATACAGGCGTTATCCCCTGTTCTGAACAAAACAAAACCGGAGTATCATGCTGATGCAAGTGCCGGGGATTTTCTGTTCACAGGGAACAACTCTGTCATCGACGGACAAGAGGGATTTTTATTCCAACCTTGTTGGTACGATAGAAACTATGTTGAGTGGCGACTCAGAGAAGACGGAGGCGGTTTAGTCTCTGTTCACCCTGCCGACACCGAACTGGTTTATCAAGCAGAACGGGACCCGCAGTACCGTGACATCTTGACTAAAAGCGACGGTTCTAAAACTCAACTGGTCAACACTGGAAACCATTACGGACTGTTGCACCTTAACGATACAACCTATCGTTGTGTGATTAACATGTCTGGTTCTCAGTTAAAGCACTCAAGAGCATGGAACAACATGGTTGTGACCCAAGTGGTTAAAGGCAAGAAAGGCACGTTTACACCGCCTTCCTTTGCTCAACTGTACCGCATAAACATCAAAGAGGAGTCCAACGCAAAGGGCACCTGGTTTGGTTTTAATGTGGCCATGGAATCATTACTGACTGACGCAGAACAATTCAACGAAGGACAAAGCTTCGCTGACTTCTGTGAAGAAGGAGGTATGTCTGCCTTGGGTAAACCTGCCAGCAAGGGCGCAATAGAAAACCAATCTGAAAAGGATTGGGAATAATTGTTGTTAGCTTAGGGACTCTATACTTTTAACGCAAGGGGAGTATGGGGTCCCTTCTCTAAGGGGCACCATGAAAGAAATAGCATTGGAACTTATGTCGATTTTCGCGGGACTTGACCGCGCTTACGGCATTTACACAATAGAAGGGACAAAGCAGACAGCAAAAGGCACAAAGAAACAAGGCAAAGGCCGAACACTGCAAGAACCACTGTCCCTGGTCCAATGGCAACAACACTTAAACGGAGAAATTTCTCTCGGGGTCATACCGATCACCGATGAAGAGACGTGTAAATGGGGGTGTATTGACGTGGACGAATACCCGGTTGACATAGACTACCTACAAAAACTCATTAAAGACATGCAACTGCCCTTGGTCCCCTGTCTGACCAAATCGGGTGGGGTGCATTTGTTTCTCTTTACCAAAGAACATGTGCCGGCAATCAAAATTAAAAGCAAACTGGAAGAAATTGCCGCGGCTATGGGTCGAACGGGAGACGAGATCTTTCCTAAACAATATCAATGGAGCAAACAAGAAGAAAAGCAGGGAACAAAACAAACAGGGAACTGGTTGAACATGCCTTATTTTGGCGGAGAGGAGTCCGCGCGTTGTGGCTTAAGTAAAAAGGGAGAGTCCCTCAGCCCAGAACAATTCATTAGAACGGTCAAGCGAGCCTCTATCACAGAGGAAGAGCTTGATGAAATTAAACCAATAAAGAAAAGCCGAAAGGCTAACGGGGAGGGTTTGAAAGAGTCCTTCTGGGACCAGGCACCACCGTGTTTGGTACACATGAAGCTAAACGGGATACCTGAAGGCACCCGCAACGACGCTCTTTTCTCTTACGGCGTGCTGTTTAAAAAACTGCACCCGGAAAGCGATGAATGGCGCGACAAACTTCAGGAGGTGAACAAAACAGCGTGTCACAAGCCCCTGTCACACACTGAGTTGAACGCCTTAATGAATAGTCTTGAGAAATCGGACTATCGTTACAAGTGTACCACACCGCCCTTGGTAAACCATTGCCAAAGTGGTGTTTGCATAACTAGGCGATACGGGATTGACCCTTCTGAACAAGAGGTCATTCCCACTAGCCTCAGAAAATATCTGACGGACCCTCCCTTATGGCACTTAGACATAGACGGCAAGACATTGATTCTCGAAACACGGGAACTCCACAGCTTTGCGTTATATCAACAGCGCTGCATGGACGTGTTGAACCAATGTCCTCCCGATATAAAGAAGAAAGACTGGGTGGCACGACTCAACCACCTTCTCCAAAACGTACAGGAAATCGAAGTGCCTCCCGATATGACAAAATCCGGGTTGTTGCAAGACGCTATCGCAGAGTTCTGTAAAAACACAGAGTCTTCTGCAAAGGTCGCCCTTTTAGCGAGTGCGGTTTATCGAAACGAGGAAGAAGACACGCATGAATGGTGGTTTCGTGGCAGAGATTTGGTAAAATATATTCGAGATTTCAAAGGCATGAAAGGGATTAAAGAAGCCGAAGTCTACAGCGAACTAAAAGCACTAGGGGCCACAACAGCGGTAAAGTACATCGACAAAAGTGCAGGAAACACTTCTGTCTGGGTTTTAAAAACCGAGGACAATACAGCGCTGAACGTGAGTGCAGACGATTTTAAACTGAACAAACCAAAAAAGGATTGGGAAGATGAGTAGTGTTGATAAGTTTTTTGGCCCTCCCGGCACAGGCAAAACCACCACCCTACTAAAAAAGATAGAAGAACACCTCGACCAAGGCACTGCTCCCGATCGCATAGCCTTTATTTCTTTTTCTGTTAAAGCCGCGGAAGAAGGAAAGCAAAGAGCCCGTAGTCGTTTTGGTTTTGCTAAGGAAGACCTTGTTTATTTTTGCACAAGCCATGCCTTTTGCAAAAGAGCCATGGGCATTACTCGGGTTATGGAAGGCATAGATGTTAAAGAGTTTTTAGAAGCGTATAGTTTTCCTTTAACCCAACACTATCACGGGAACACCCATAAGTCTTTGGAAGCCATGTTGGAAGACCCCTACTTTCAGATCATTGAGAACGCTAAGGCAAACTGTAGGTCGGTCAGCACTGAACGACTTAAGACCCCGGTTAAACAAAGACAAAAGATTGTTCCTCCCATGCTAGAAGCTATTGATAGAGCCTGGGCTCAGTACAGAGAAGAACAAGGGATCTTTTCCTTTGCCGATATGATTAATGAGTTTCTCAACAAAGGCAAAGTACCGCCCTTAGATGTTTTAATTGTTGACGAGGCCCAAGACTTAGCGGAACTGAATTGGCGTTTGATAGAAAAACTTATGTCCGTGGTCCCCGTTTCTTACATCGCGGGCGACGATGACCAAGCCATCTATGAATGGAACGGAGCAAGGCCCGATCGCTTTATTGACATGCAGGGTAGGACCGTGGTCCTCGATCAGTCTTTCCGTGTTCCTAAAAAAGTGCACACTGTGGCTGAGAAAATTGCCGGACGTATCGAGCGCCGCCAAAGAAAAAACTATTTGCCTAGAGATGAGGAAGGAAGGCTTGAACACCTGCCTTCTGTGAATGTATTGCCTATGGACAAGGGAGAATGGTTGGTTCTAGCCTCTTGTGACTACATGCTTAACGGAGACAGCGAAGGCTATGACATTCGTAAAAGACTTATTGACCAGGGGATTCCTTTTTCACACAACACCTTTCGCTACATTCCTTTGTCCATGGTCAGAGCCATAGATGGGTGGAAAAAATTAAACAAGAAACGAACCAATATAACTGTAGGAGAACTGGAAAACGTTTATAGATACCTAACGAAGAACGAAGTAAAAAGAGGCTTTCTTTCCGCCCCAGGGAAAGAAGAAGACAAAGAAAGAAAACTAACGAAGAAAAAAGTGTTAAGCATCTTTGGACTAAAGGAAGACTGTATAGGGCTTCCTTGGGAAGAAGTGTTTGCAAAGAAAATTAAAGAAGAAAAAAGAGCCTTCATTAAGAAAGCTCTAAAAAACAACGAAGATTTAAGCGTTGAACCGCGGGTGGCTTTATCAACAATACATAAGGCCAAGGGAGGCGAAGCGGACAATGTAGCAGTGCTGTTGGACCTGTCTCCTGCACAGAAACTAAACGCTATGCTCGACTCTGACAGTCTCCACCGACAGTTTTATGTTGCCGTGACCAGAGCCCGAGAAAATCTTTTCCTTATTAACGCACAAAATGAGAGCTTACAATATGCCATATAAAACATTTCAGCCTCCAACAGAATGGACGCCACCCGATACTTTTCCCGTAAAAAAACTACTTGACGCAGACGAAATTGCGATTGACCTCGAGACTCGAGACCCTAATCTTAAGGAAAAGGGTCCTGGTTATATTAGAGGTGACGGAGAGATCGTTGGCATATCTGTCGCTTGCGATGGGTACGCGGACTATTTTCCCTTTGCCCATGAAACAGGATTTAATTTCCCTAAGAAAAAGGTCTTAGAGTTTACTAAAGACATTGTGTCTGGGAACAGCGACAAAATATTTCATAACGCTATGTATGATGTTGGTTGGTTAAGACAAGCAGGGGTTGATGTTAAAGGCCGAGTCATAGACACCATGGTTGTTGCTCCTTTAATTAATGAAAACATGTATTGGTACACACTAAATGCTCTGGGCATAGAGTACCTACAAGAAGGTAAATCAGAGGCAGAACTAAGACAAGCGGCAGAGGAGTGGGGAATTGACCCTAAAGCAGAGATGTGGAGATTGCCCTCAGCGTACGTTGGGACGTATGCCACGCAGGACGCGGCCCTTACACTAAAACTTTGGAACCACTTTAAGATTCTTCTCGAAGAACAAAACCTATGGAATATTTTTGAACTAGAAACAAACCTGTTCCCCGTGCTGTTCAACATGAAGACAACAGGGGTGAGGGTTGATTTGGATAGAGCCGCTCAACTAAAGAAACAGTTAATAGTAGAACAGAAAAAAATAACCAGAGAAGTAATCAAAGAATCTGGGGTAAAGGAAGTAAGGGTTTGGGCAGCGAAGTCTGTTGCCAAAGTCTTTGATGCCTGCAAGATACCCTACAACCAGACCGCTAAAGGCAACCCTAGTTTTACTAAAGCGTTTTTAGCTAACCAAGAACACCCTGTCGCTAAGAAAATTATGAAGATCAGGGAACTGGACAAAGCCCACAGCACCTTTATAGACACTATTGTTAAACACGCACACAACGGCAGGATTCATGCGGACATTAGACAGCTTAAAGGAGAGACTGGAGGCACCGTTACCGGACGATTGTCGATGAGTAACCCGAACCTACAGCAAGTCCCGGCTAGAGACAAAGAATTGGGCCCACTTATTCGTTCTTTGTTCTTACCGGAAGAAGGACAGAAGTGGTGTTCAGCAGATTTTTCACAACAAGAGCCTAGAATACTGACTCATTTTGCTTATCGCTCAAAGTATGAGGGAGTTGACCCTGTTGCCGAAGCCTTTATAGCAGGAGAAGCAGACTTCCACCAACAGGTAGCCGAGCTTGCAGGCATTGATCGTAAGACAGCTAAGACCATTGGCCTTGGTATTATGTACGGTATGGGTAAAGGGAAGCTCGCCGACCAGTTAGGTGTGGACGTGGACGAAGCCAGTGATATTTTAATGCGGTTTAATACTTATGCCCCCTTCGTTAGACAAATGGCAGACACCGTTATGCGTAGTGCAACCACACGAGGATACATCAAAACTCTACTTGGTCGTCGTTGTCATTTTGATATGTGGGAACCGCGTCAATACGGCACCGGAAGACCCTTAAAATACAAAGAAGCCATGCACGAATACAACGGGGACATAAAACGTGCTTTCGTTTATAAAGCGTTGAACAAGTTGATACAGGGGTCAGCCGCAGACATGACTAAAAAAGCGATGCTGGATTGCTACAATGCGTCCTATGCCCCTTTGCTACAGGTACACGATGAACTTGTTTTTTCAGTCTCGGACAAAAGGGAGGTTGAAGAAATAGCAGAGATCATGGAGAATGCGGTAAAACTAGAAGTTCCCAATAAAGTTGATGCAGAACTAGGCAAAAATTGGGGAGACTCAATGACTTAATTTATCGTTGCTATTGATCTTATACTTTTATATAATCTAACAGAATTTAATATAAGGAACCCACATGGACACAACTAAATGGAAAAGCGTAGCTATACGCACAGACATTGTTAAACTAGCAGACAAAATTTCTAAGAAAACAGAACGGCCCAAGAGCTATGTTTTTGCTTACGCTATTAAACGATTAGCGGAAGACATTGAAAAAGGCGTAGTGCAATAAAATGGTTGGCGGTAAGGAAAAGGAGTTTAAGGTCAGAGGCACATACCGATTGGTTAAAAGAGGCGGCTCAAAAAACTACGAAGCTGTCGATAAACACGGACATGGTGTCAAGTTAGGAACAAGCAGCCTTAAACTAGCTAAGAAACGAGCCGGACTGGCCATAAAGAAAATGGAAGAAACCAAATGATTAGTGTAGGCGATTCATTCCCTGATTTTTTTCTAACAGGGGTTGACAAAGACAACAGTATTATAGACGTAAACTTCGACAGTTTGTCTGAGCATTGGAGTGTGTTTTATTTTTATCCAAAAGACTTTACCTTTATCTGTCCCACCGAGATAGCTGAAATGGACAGGTTGGTGGACGAAGACGTGAATGTTATAGGGGTTAGTGGAGACAATGAGTTCTGTAAACTTAATTGGAAGCTGTCCGAACCTCTTATCGGAAGAATTAGACACGTTTTAGCTGCGGACTGTGGTTTATCCTTATCTGATGAACTTGGTATCGTTGACCAACAGGAGGGGGTTTGCTTGAGAGCCACCTTTATTCTGGATCCAGAAGACATTGTTCAACATGTATCGGTCAATGCTTTGGACACAGGAAGAAACGTAGATGAAGTTATAAGAACGCTGAAGGCCCTACAATCAGGGGGCCTTACAGGTTGTTCTTGGTCCCCTGGCGATGAGTTTGTTGCATGAAGAACGAGATTCTTTTTTCGTCTCCCTATGAATACGCTGAACTTTCCCGTGAGACCACGGAGAAGGGGCGTGTTTATTTAAACGGGGAAGAACGACTGAGTTCTGTTACCACGATTCTTTCTAAAACCAAAGCGGAGAACGACAGTCTACAACAGTGGATTGAACGGGTGGGCAAGGAAGAAGCTGAACGCATACGAAACGAAGCGGCAGCTAGAGGCACCGAAATGCACGAGATTCTTGAAAGACAGTTAAAAGAAGGCAGCATTTGGGACTATTATCCAGAAACACCAGAGCAAAAGCGTGCCTATAAAATGGCCTGTACGATCATGGACCAAGGGTTTCCGTCCATTGACCAAGTGTACGGGTGTGAGATTCCTTTGTACTACCCAGGGAAGTATGCCGGCACCGCTGATGTGATTGGTAGGCATTTAGGCGAAGAAGCTATCATGGACTTTAAACAAACCAACACACCTAAGAGACGAAGGCGCTATGTTTGGGATTATTTTCAACAACTCGCTGCCTATGCCATGGCACACAACGAAGTTTATGGCACCGAGATTAAGAAGGGTGTGATTATGATGTGCTCAGTAGATTGTTTTTATCAAGAGTTTGTTTTGGAAGGCAGAGAGTTTGAGCGCGCCGCAGAAGCCTGGAACACTCGGCTAGAAAAATTTATTCAGAGTATTCAGCCTCCTTCTCTCGAACAATCTCAGCCTGAGGCTGAGACAGAAGAGGAAGGTTCTTAAAGTAATCATAGACTTCCACGAGAGCATCTATCGGAAAGAAACGCCCTGATGGCAATTGTTCTGCTTCTTCAATGGCCTCTGTTTGTTTATCAAAATCTTTTTTCAGGCTGGTTAAAGCAGCCCTGCTTTTAAGAGCAAGGTTTTCTTCGTTTCTAAGCATCGCCCTTTGTTTGGCACTTAGTCGTTCTCTCTTGGTGTTGTCAAGAACAGCCTCCCTAATGTTTAATAGCTCTGCTGCTTTAAAGGTAGAGAAAATATCCTGATTAACAAAATAATTGGACTTCTGCATAGCAAGATAAGCGTCCAAGAGTTCTTGAGGAGTAACCGCTCCTTTGTTGTACACTTGTTTAGTAAAGATTTTTTCAGCGTCTCTTTGCTCGTTTAGTAGGTCCGTCAAAGCAAAACTTAAGCTGGAAGTAGGATTAACTCTACTGACTTTAATACCAAAGAAAGAAGCCAAGGCGTCTTCAAATTCTTGCTTGGTGCCAAAGCGATCGTAGGCTTTCTCCCCTTCTTGTGCACCACGAATCACTTTTTCAGTCGCTGACACAAAACCAGGAGCAACTCGGTCCCAGACATAATTAAGATAGGCCACGGACTCATCACCAACGCCGCCCAATGGTTTTCCTCTGCCCTCGGCCTCGTTCCAAATAGGTCGACCAGTATTACTGTTTCTGTTTTGTGCTATGTCTAACATGGCTTGCATATAAATCGAAAGCTCCAGAAAAGGCTCAGAGAAATTCCCCATAGCCTCAGTGATTCCAGAAACAACGGCATCCGACGTAGAGCGCCCTTCATCCATGGCTTTTGACGCTTCACTAAGAATAGTGGGAGCCATTTTTGCCAGATCGTCATAGACAGCGATATAGCTTCCGTCAATAAAATCAAAACCACCGCCCTCTGCCTCGGTTTTTTTAGCGATTGGGATAATCAAATTGTTTTGTGCCCAATCCGGTAAGAACTTTCTTGCGGCCTCAATGTCCTCATCATCAATATCCGAAACAGCTTGTCCAATAGCTTGAGCCGCTGCACCTACTCCATACGCCGCTGTTCCATACCCTATAAATCGGGCTGCACCACGTTGTCTTATTGCAGAGTTGCTTGATTTCATTTCTATAAAACTTGTTTGTATAATATTGGCAGATGTTCTAACGATCTCCGTGGGAAAAGCAATAAAGTTTCCAAACACAGCAAGGGGTCCTGTTCTTAGTGTCTCTGCAAACTTACCTACATAGTCGTAGTTTGGAATGGTTTGTCTGACATAAAACGCGGCCAACTCTTTTTGCGCCTGTTCAAAACTTTGCCTGTTGATTGTGTAAGACATGTCAAGGGCTTTAGCATGAGCTAAAAGCTGGTTAAAATCAGCTTCTGTAGGGAAAGCTTTTTTGACCGCCTGTAATTCAGACGCATAAGCCACCACCTTCCAAAAATCATCTGCCGCTGTATAAAAGTCTTCGGCCCGGCTGTACCACCGTTTAAGAGGGTTAGCTGTCGCAGCAACAAAGTCTCCTGGACCGTCAAAGATTCCGGAACTCGCCGTCCTCCAAGAGGCCAAAAGGTCCCCCAGTCTTACAGAAGTGTTCAATACACCAAGATCCAAAAGCTCTCGGTAAGTTTCTTGTGCGGCTTGTCTGGAAGTAATAGGTCTTCCTTGTTCATCAACACCTTGTTTCCACAACTGATGGCCCACTACTTTCATGGCTTCTGGTAAATTTTTAAAGCCTATAAAGTGCCCATTACCGAGCACAAAAAGTGCCGCACTTAAAAAGTTTCTAATTTGTGCCGGCGGACTTAAAACAATTTTCCCCAGTTGTATCCACGCTTTTGGAGCAACCACAAGGTTTCTCCAAACGCTGCTGTTGTTAAAACCTACAGCGGGGGATTCAGAAACAGCCAAAACTTCAGCCACTTCTTTGGTGGTGTACATACCTTCAAAAGGGTTATAGCCATCAGACGTAACTTTAACTGTGAGACCGCTCTCTTTTGCAAACCAGTTGGGAGAGATTCCCTGAGTGTCTCCTTTGGGCACAGGCACCGGAGAAAATAAACGTTGACCAGGCATCGCGTTAAGCACAGCCATTCTCTGCCAAAACCGGTTGCTTTCAAGAACAGAAGACAAACGAGCAGTTGTGACCGCAGCAGCTTCTCCTGGGTTAGTTATTTCTCCCATCAGAGCCCTAATTTCTTGGGGTATTCTGCGCCGTCTTTTTAATATTTTTTGAGTTGTGTCTGTAATCAAAGCCTCTTCTTCTGTTTGGGGGCTTCCTCTTCCAAAAATACCTCCCAATTCAGTGGCTTCTTGTTCTCCAATATAGCCTTGGCCTATTAGACGAATATCGTTTTCGATTTCGTCTTCGGTTTTTCCTCTTTTTCTTAGCAAAGCTCTAACGTCCGCAACTTTTTGTCGCATAACCTTTGCTGATTTAGTGGGCATTGTGCGGTTCCACCAACTCAAAGGATCATACCCCCCGGCCGTTTCAAAAATTTGGTAAGAACGGGTCATATAAGAGCCGATGTTCTCTTCAATCACTTCTCTTAAAATCTTTCCACCTTTTTTACTAGACAACACTTCTGCGGGAAGCTCTTTCAGCAAACGTTTGCTCATCATGTCAATAAAACTACGCAGTTCAATAAAAGGTTCTCGCAACGGCTCAGGAAGATTGTTGGCCGCTTTGGAGGCACTAAGTTTTTTTATCTTACTGTAGTCCCCCTGTTGTTCTCCTATCATCTCCTCTATTTCTTTTAGGTCGCTTTCCCAAATCATTAGTTGGGTTTCTTTGTTTCCTAAATTTTCTTTGGTGTTAAACCTTTGGAGCATTGCTTGTTGCGCTTCATTTAAGTTTTCGTATTTTATTTCCCCGCCCCTAAACAACGTTAAAAGGCTTATGTCCTTTTTAAGCTCTTTAATAGCGGCCTCCCTTTCTTTTCTTTGTTGTTTTAGTTCAGCTATTTCTTCCGGGGACCTTTTATACTTTATAAAGGTGCCTCTAAGTTGCTTGGTTATCGCCTTCTCCGCCTCTTCCTGGGTGGAATACATCCCTTTATCTACCGCGTGCGCAATAGCAAGGTCCATAGTGGTCTTCATTTGTTCCGCCATTTTGTTCATGGCGCGAATCCGCCCTAGTCGGTCTCTTGACAACATGAAAGCTTCCCATCCTAATGGTCCGCTTGGTGCGAACCAATATTTAAGGCCGCCCATTATGCCTCTAAAAAAATTAGCCGAACGAGACAGTTCCGGAGAAGCATCAAGCAGCAAGGACCTAACTTGTGTATCTACTCGACCTTTATTTTTTGATTCTCTATATTTATTAAAAAGACCTGTGCCTCCAGTAACCTGTCCTTCTTTATTTGTTTTAATGTCTCTGGTTTCAAACCTAGTGTTGTCTCTGGTTTCCTGTACATTGTCGGTTTTGTTCAGTGTCTCATTGTCGTCTTCAAAAAAGCGTACGCCCACCGCTTCTCCCTCAATTCCGGTTTGTTCTTTTACATAATCTTCCCAAGTCTGAGGATTTGCTACGGCTTTTTGGGCCTCCTCAAACTTACCTTTTTCAACAAGAATATAGTTTCCGTCTTGGGCCAAGCTCATTGGACCCATTTTTTTAATTCGTCTTTTGGTTCTCCTTGAAAAACCTTGGCCCACCAAAAGATTTTGTAGCCTTTCGTTTTGCATGTTCATAGCAGTATCATGGTTCATAATCATTTGGGCCATTTCTCTATTAGTGGCTGTTTGTTTTTTTCCTTTTTTTCTAATGGAGGAAGCAAGTCCCCGTTTTTTAAGCTGTTTTTGAAGAGTCTTGCGGCCTTCTTCCTCTAACAGCCTTAGTCCTGCTTCGTATTCCGCTGTCTGTGCTGCGGCATAAACAATGGAGGCGCCCCCGGTCAACGCCCTGCTTTCAATTAGCTTTTGGTTAAGTATCTTATTAATAACTGCTTCTTTGTTGTCTTTTCTACTAACCTGAATTAACCGTATTGAGGGACCATGCTCCTGTTCTAAAACAAAGCTCTTTGCTTCTTCTAATAATGCTTTTTCGTCTAGCTTTCTTAACTCCTCCCTATTTTTAGCCCGGTCTATTTTTTCTTTTGCCGTAAGGGCACCAAAGTTTTCTAGGTGATAGTTATGTCGCAATTGGGACTGTCTCTCTTGTACCTCATCCTCGGTCAAAAGATTTATAAGACTTTTATCGCTGGCGTTTTTTCTTGCTTTCAGGTTTCTACGTTCCGCTTCTTCTCTTAATTGTTCAGAAGACATTTTTTGCCAAGTTTCTCCTGCAACATTAACTTCTTTTTCCACCTGTTCTCTAATCTCGTCATATCTCTGTTTTACTTCTCGCTCACTTTTCTTTCTCTGATTAACACCGTATTGACTGATGGCCCCGGACACACTACCTAGTGTTCCACCACCAATGCTTCCTAACAAGAAAGCGTTGAGCAAAGAACTTTGCAGTTGCCCTTCTTCACTGGCCAAACCGGTTGCGGCTTCAGCCATAAAGTCCTCGATCCCTTCTTGCGACGCTTCTGTGGCACCTTCCATTAAAGAAGCCTTCACCGCTTGCGCCACTGCCGCTTTAGCCACGCCCTTCTCTACCCCTTCGGCCACCAATTTATCGGTGACTTCTTTAAGGGTTGTTTTCTTTAAAAGAACCGGCATTAAAGGTTTAAGACCAAAGGCAATTGAAGCAACGTCTAGGGAAGCAACCATGGCTCCTCCTGCCATTGCTGCGCCAGGGGATTCAAAATCTTCCCCGGCTCTGGCTTTCATTTCACGATCTACCTCACCGGTACTGAGTATAAAAGAAGGAAGGAAAGCACCCAAAGCACCGCCTAATAAACCACCAACCGCGGTTCCGGCGGGTCCAGCAAAGGTCCCCAAAGCGGCTCCCGCCTTGGCTCCCCCAATAGCTGTGGGCATAGAAACAGCAACGGAGGGAAGGATTTGTGCCATTCCTTGTTTAATAAAAGTCATGGCATCGCCCAAGTCTTCCACTTCTTCGGCAATCATGGGACGCCCACGTTTGGCTATTTGTTGATCGTTAAAGGCAACGCCGCGATTACCGGCATCAACTAATCTTTCTGAGTCGAACACTTCGCCCAACACACGCACGCCAGCCCAACCACTTGCTTGTAGTTCGTCAACTGTTCTACTTAATACGGAGCCAAAGCCCTCGTCTCTTGGGTCGCCGGAGATGGGAGTAGTTGTTTCCTCTAAAGGAGAAAAGGGATCATATTCTTGTTCTTCTAGTGCAACAAAAGGATCATAAACCGACTCTTGTTCTTCTTCTAGCGCGGCAAAAGGATCATAAGACATTTTATACCCCGCGCCATGCTTCTACTATAGTCCTACTCGTATGTTTTTTGTTGTTACCACTTCTATCTATAAACGTTGTTCCTATTAAGCTTCTATAAAGCTCAATGAAATTCATCTCTTTTCCTTTAATAGTTTTTGTTCCTTCTAAACCTGGGCCGAGAACGCCTTGGTCAAGTATATACTGAGCATTTACATCTCCGCCCAGCATCATAGTCTCGATTGCGTCTTCTTTGCTCACTGTGTCTTTCCCCCTGCTTTTCAAAAGGTCTGCCCAAATAGCCGCTGGCCTACTAGAACTCGGGTCTGCTCCACCAAGTTCAATTTTAAGTCTTTCAAGGTCCATGGCCATTTGGTTTTCAATTTGCGATTGAGCAAGAGCAGCTTCGGCATCTAACATAGACTTATCAATGTTTGAAAGAATCTCGTATTGCTTAAGCTTTATGTCATACAATGCTTTAACGTCTCGGTCACGTCTGGCTTCGGTTTCTTGTTTCCTTAAGTTCTCAAACTCTATTTTGTTTCGGTTGTTTTGTTGAAAACGATCCTGCTCAAAGCTTTTACGCAACAAGTCTTTCTTCACAGCCGTTGCTCCAGAGCCCACTGTCTGTGTAGGGGTACTAAGTGCCCTATATCTTGCTTGTTCCGGAATCCTTCGCTCAATGTCGTCAAAAATCTTTCGCATGTTTTCGTCTTGTTTCTTGGCATCTTCCCCGTAGTCTTTGATGCTTTGGTCTAAGATAGATGTTATGCCTTCAATACTTTTTTCCGTGGTTCCTTTTAATGTTTCCGCTTTTTCTTTTACACCGGCCAAAGGATCGCCTTGTTGCATGAGTCTAATAAGCTCAAGAGCCGTTTCCTCACTATACCCGGCTTGTTTCGCAGCGTTCAGTACGGCGGCTATGTCTTCCCCGGACCCTTGGAAAGAAAGACCTTGGTCCCCGGACCCTTGTCCTCCTGGTAAACCTCTTTTCTGCGCGGTAACTTCGATCTCTTCTATAGGAGACTCTTCTATAGGAGGAGCCATCATTTCTTGGTATTGGGTAACAATGGCCCTGGTCCTCGGATCTTTAAGTATTGAGCTTACTCCCCCGGTTTGCCCAACTTTAGTCATAAACCCTGATTTACGAAAACCTTCTGTGCCTTTAATAGCGTCCAAGAGTTCTTGTTTTGCTTTTTCTTCGGGGGTAATTTCTTTTCTGCGCTCTTCTAATAACTCTTCATAAGACAGCCCCTCTATTCGTCGTCGTTCTGCGCCCGGCAAAGAAAAGCCGCCTTTTTGTTCCTCAACTAATTTTTTTATTTGCGCTATATCGGGCCCGTATTTTTTAACCATAAGCTCTTCAGCGGTTTCCAAAGAAACGCCCTCGTTCCTTATGTCTTCATCTATCCAAGCCCATTCATCCGACACTTCTCCTCCGTCTTGATACCCTGGAATCAGTCCGCCGTTCTTCGCCATTACAGCGGTGTCCATTAACGGTTCTTCGCTGCCCACTTCGGGGACTTGGAAAATAGCCACGAGTTCTTCACGATAAGGCATAAGATCATCGCTGCTGATTAGGTTAGCGTCTGCCGGGACTTCTGGATACTTTTCCGTTATCTCGTTTTCAATCCGTCTTGCAGATCGTGCAAGATCGTCCATGCTGCTTTTAATAATAAAGGAAGGACTGTTCCCGGTGGCCTCTTCCGCTTTAGCGGTGCTTTTTAATATGTTAAATTCTTCGTCTAAGCGGCCCTGCGCTTCTTGTTTTGCCATTGCCACGATTGGTTCATCGTCTTCAACTTCTTCGGCGTCCAAGGCCAGTTCAATAATACCTCTTTCGTTAGGCACATTTCTCTCAGGCATAGCTTCTGGCGCAGGCGCAGCGGAAACCGATGCAATACCTGGTCCTCCTTGTGCGGCCATTGCGTTTATCATTGGATTGGTTTCTACAATTTCTTCGCCTTCAAACAACTCAGGCATCATGCCGCCATTTTGTAGGCCGACGATGCCCCCTGTTCTCATTTTAGGTGCACCTCTTTGTGCCTCTATGGCTTTCGCCAAGTCCTGCATGACTTGTTCTTTAGGAACCTGGTGCCCACCGGCAATGTTCTTAGCGTGCCAGTGAATCTCCGACTCATAGTCTCTAGGCAAACGGAAACGATTCGGGTCACTCGATGAAAAAAGACGCGCTGTTTTTTCTATTTCCTTTTGATATTCCGCTTCTTTAGCCAACTGTTCTTGTCTGTACGCAGGCATTTCTTCGACCACGCTTCCTTGCTCGTACCCAGGAATACCTTTAGGCATGCCCACAAAACCACCGCCCATCATGTTGTGGGGGTTTTTAAACAGTGGTCGTTGACTCCAGCCCGGCATTAAGTAACACCTAAGTTTTTAAAGAGCTCGGCAATAGTCGTAAAAGGACTGGGGTTCTGGTTTGGATTCCATACCGTACTGATCCCCGTTGTTGGCCCTTGTGGGAACATTCCCTGCATCATACTGGCAAGGAACTGCATTCTTTGGTAAGGCTCTTTGGCCAATTGAGAAGCAGCATCGTATTGTGAACCGTACATAGTGTCTTGTATGCCTCTGGCCGTTTGTCCGAGACCGCCTAGTGACGCCATTTGATTACGCAACAACTGTTGTCCCGTTTGTCCGAGGCCCATGATCCCTTGTCCAAGTTGCCCGTACATTTGTGCGCCTTGCATACCCAGTTGTCCTGCCTGTTGCATTCTTCGTTGTTGGTCAGCAAAAGCGTTTTGAGCTTGCTGTTGTGCTTGAGAGTATCCTTGTGCCCGCATTTGTCCGGCTGTGCCCGACATGCCTCTGCCTAATTGTTTAAAACGTTCTTCTGCCATGAGTCGTCCACGACCGCTGCCAAACGCACCGGCATCCACGGCTTGTGCCCTACTTCCTATGTCTTGTTGTGCCCAGTTCTCATACACGTCATCAAGCGACTTTTGCACCGCCATGTCTTCATAGGGGTTATAAAAAGCTTTGCCCATGCTTGGGTCATACGCTTGTGCGCCCATGTACCCGGCCTGTGTCCCTTGGCCCAGGGCCCCGAGCCCTTGTCCGTAAGCACCGCCCGCTTGTTGTAGGTAAGGTTGGAAACCGCCCAAACCCCCACTGAGAGCCCGCGCTTGCATTTCAAACGGGTCTAATCCGGCCACGCCTCGTTGTGGAACAGGCATAGGCTGACGGACCAGGTTCATTAAGTTATCAAAGAACCCGCGTCGATACTGCTCGACCCAAGGGGCTTCAAACCCTATCGTACTTTGAGGCCCATAAGGTCCCGAAATATTAGGGTCTACATCATCATATCCGTTGCTCATTATCCTATCCCCATTTGTTCTGCTTGTTTCATTAGTTTATACAGTCTCTTTGCCCCTATATTATCCGTTGCTTTTTTAGTAAACACAAATTCTCCCGGTTCAAGGAAGGCTGGAGTGATGTCCCCATGACTTTTAAGGCCCATAATTCCCCCTTGATTACCGCCCTCTATTTCTTCTAATAAAGGCATGCCCGAAACGTGTGTGGCTGCGGGCATTGTTGTTCCTTTTGGCATGGCGTATTTTTGCCCTTGAAGAATGTTTGGTCCTAGCCCCTGCATTACCATGCTTTCCTTGGAAGGCAAGCCCCATTGTTTTCCTATCGCGCTTTGTGCTGCCATTTGCCCAGTTGGGACCTTGTATTTATTATAGTCATCAATTGCTTTCTTAGATTTTACTATCTCAAACAATTTTTCAAACCAACTAAGCTCTTCATCGCCTCCACCTAGCCCTTCCCAACCTAACAAAGAACCAAGACCCGCTATACCCCCTATACCAGATAAAATTGAGCTCCAGTCAATTCCCGACGACATCGAATCTGGTTGTGTTCCCGTGACCGTTATCTCTTCAATCGTTTCGTTATCAGCGGGAGTGCCTGGGCTTTCATCAGGGATAGCCTCCCAGCCATCACCAAGCCCCCAAACACTCCAAACGTATTTTATGCCGTCCTTAATGACCTGCATTCCCTCTGTCGGATTTTCTGGAAACTTTTCAACAACGGTTATTTCATCTATTGTGTCTGTTCCTGTCTCTGTTCCTGTTCCTGTTATTTCTTCAATTGTTTCGTTATTAGCAGGACCTCCTGGGGTTGTCTCTGTTCCCGTGCCTGTGCTCGCTATGACATCTGCGTAACCACCAAGCACAGAATCGTCATTTTCTACGCCAGTAGTGTCATCAGCCCCTGCTTGAGCATATTGTTCTTTCCACAGGTCTCCGTATTTTATCCATTCTTCGGGACCCATTGGGCCTCTATGGCCCAATACGTCTATGATATATTTAGCAAACTTGATCGCGTCCATGGGCGTCATAGTTGCAGGCATACCTAAACTTTCAACTGTTGGTAGCTCGTTTTCAAAAGGGTTTGTCATTGCATTTGACATATTATCCTCCTCCCCACCACGGCGGTAATGTCCTTATGCCCAAAGGATTTTCCTGTCTAAACCGGTCTATTTCTTCTTGAGGTATTCTCGGTGCGGGAGCACCTACAGCGGTGCCGTGTTTTTGTATGTAGGGGGCTATTTCCTCCACAAAGTTTTTCGGCATACCATAGCTTGTGGCCAAGCTTGGCAAAGCATCAATCCCTGCTGCCCTTAATTCTTTTCCTGTTCCGTATACGCTGCCCATACCAAAATTCTTTTCATAGCGATACTTTCTAAAATCTTCAGGTGTTCCGTACTTAGCTTTGTTTTCCTCTGCCGCCTTAATGGCCTCGGCTTCAGGCATGCCTTGGTCTATAAAGGTTTGAGGATCTATTAAGCCAGCTATTCTTTTCATTATCCTTTTAGTTTGTCGCTCCTCTTTACGCCGCATTCTTTGCATTTGGCCGTATCCGCCGCCTGCACCTTTTCCACCCCCTTTTCCACCAGGGAACCTACCAACACCTGAGTGCATTCTTTGTAAGTTCATCATGGCTGAGGGCCCCGCGTTTCTAAGCCTTTGTGCTGCTGCGCTGCTCACTTGTCGAGGGTTCATTAGTGCATTAACGACACCAGCCCCAGGTATCATATTACCAAGTGTTTTAAGTAGGCCACCTATTCCGCCTGGGACCCTTCCCCCGCTTTGAAACTCTAAGGGCCTCTCTACTCTGGGTGGGTTTAGTGTGTCTCTGGGCCCTGTTACTCTTCCTACTTCGTCCCCTTGTATTGGTCTTTGTACATCCCCGCTTTTTTCTTTATAAGGATCCCTTCTCCCTCTTTTGTCCCCCAGATTTTGTTTCTTCATCCATTCTTCGTTTTCTCTGGCTTTTCTTTGAAGGAGCTTCTTGACTTTAGGGTTCTTTAGAGCCATCTGAACCATTTGAGGACCATATTTTTGCATCGCTTGCTGGGCACCTCTCATCATTATAAAGCGGCCTATTGCCATCGCAACAGGGGGAGCTAAAGGTGCTAAAAATAACGGCATAGTTGTCCTCTTCCTATCTTTGGATAATTACTTTACTTGTAGGCATTATAGGATTGGGACCGTGGTTGCACCGTTTGTTGATACGGTTAAATCGCCAAGTTGTCCCGTGGCTTGCACGCCTTTTCCACTAGGCGAGTATAATGTTTGCCACTTCTTGCCATCAAAAACTTGCAGACTGTCTTCTGTCAGGTTCCAAATGACGTCTCCGCGACTAAATAAGTTTTGATCGCGGGTTGTGTTAGTATACTGATAAGTTGCCGTGGGATCAAAGCCTTGTAGGTTTAATTCTAGGATTCTTACCAATCTGTTAAATAAATCTGAGTCCACCTCTCCTAAAGCGGTGGGTAAACGTGTGTCTAATAGTCTTGCCATTATCTTCTCCCGTCTGGTCGAGTGTTGAGTCGCATGGCCCCGAGCCGCCAGCCCACGCCAAGCCTTACACCGGTTGACGCGTCATCGTCTGATTCTAAGCGAACCACGGCTTGTCGTGCTCGTCCTCTTAAATCAACCTTAGTCGTGCTCGCCGTTACTTGGTTGGTGCTCTTAGTGGTTAGTGTTTCGTTAGGAAAGTTTCTTGTTTTTAACACAAAATTCACCGCTTGATCTGAGCCTCCGTCCCCTAAAAACCGAACATCGGGTATGGCGTTTTGTATTTGGGTATAGCTATTGCCTATGGCATCCAGCGCAAAATCAGCCGATTCAATATAAACATTGTCCATGGGGGAGCCGTCCGCATCGTTTCCGGTTTCGTGTTTATAGACATAATTGTTTGTGTCTACTCCGGTTGCTCTCGGATAAGGCTGTACCCCTTCATCCAACCACGCATAACGGACAAGCTCTCCATAATACCAAACCTGTTCTTGGTAGTTATAGACCACATAGCGATCTATTTCATCGGAGCTTCCCGAAGGATAAAACCATCCGACCTCGTTGAACTGTCTGTTTAAATAGCCAAACGTTTTGAAAGACTGGTTTTGGTTAAAGTCATTAAACACATAGCTGTGCACACTACAAGGAAGTCTTTCGACCGTTCCGCTATATCTGTAAAAGCCCGAACGATCCATCCAAAAAACACCCGGAGGCGCGTTGACCGCAGCTTTAGGCGAAATCATGCCAACCCCTTGATTAATTAGATTAACTCCAAAAGTGTAAGGAGGACCAATAAACTGCATACTGTAAAGTGCATCATCTGTCCAAATCAGTATTTCTTGCCGTGAGCGAAGACCGCCGACAATTTGAGTTCCCGCCGAGAGCCTTAGTGAGCCGGCGGTGTTTGTAAGCTTAGGTTCCCACTGAGTAATATCTTCTTGGTCACACCAACAAATAAACATGGGGTCAATAACACTTGTTCTAGCTGTTCCACCAGCATTTAAAGGGTCTGCGCCCAAACAAATAACGTGTCGGTCAATATCACTTACCAAGGTTTGCAGTGCCAGTGTTGGCGGCAAGTTGGCGCCGATAGACGAATCACTTAGGCTCTTGGCCCTGACGCTCGTTCCGTTGTCCTCGGTCCAATAAAAAATGTCCCCTGCTCTTGGATTCATAATAAGGTCTTCTCCAAAATTATCGTGTGTCCATAACCTTAACTGGTTGTTAAACGCCAGTGCGGAAGCCGAACCAAAAGTTCCGTCGCCCCATGTACTAGCGCCATAACCTGAACCAGACACATAATCATCGAGGCCGACATTAATCTGATAGGCCCCAACCACACTTGACCCACCATTACCGCTGTCACTGCTGTTAGCTGTTACGGTGTCCCCGTCAGTGTCTTTGGCTTCAATGGTGTAGCTGTTAGCATTAACAATGGTTGCGATCTGATATTCTTGGTTTAAAACATTAGCAATAATATTGCCGCCCAAACTAGCGGCACCGCTAAAGGTGACAAAATCATTTTGGCTTGCGCCATGGGCCGTGTCCGCTACGGTGATCGTAGCGTCCCCGTTGCTCGCTGAAAACGTTACGTCCCCCGCCGAAGTCGTGGCTCTTATAGGCGTTATATCGTAGAAACTGGTTCCGTCTTTGACGTAATACTTTAAAGTGGTTCCAAGCCCCAGATATTTGGTGCCGCCTAAAGACACCCAAGCATGGAGAGCACGTCCCGTTCCCAAATAAGTATCGGTTTGCTCTTTAGCCCAGCCACCTATTTTTTGAGGAAACCCTTTTTTAAACCGTACAAGATTACTGTCAAACCAGCCTCCCTGAGCGGAAAAGGCGGTTCCTTCTCGGTTTATTCCTGGGACCATTTCAAACTTAGCGTAAGGCATTATTCTTTTTCCTCTTCTTCGTCCATTTCCTTATAATAGCCGACAATGTGCAGAACTTGTTCTAAATATCGGGTAATTTCACCCATCGTCATAGATAGATTCTCATACCCTTGACTGGTTAATCCATAATAAGCAACTCTAGGTTCTTCCCCCGCTTCTATTGCGTCTAAATATTCTTGCATCACATCGGGGCTCAATATCCTCCACTCAATTGGAGCAGAATTAATTGCTTCGGGCAAGGGTGGATGATAAATAGGGGGTCGTTCAACCACACTAACCACTTCCACAGGCTTCACCTCTGGCTGCATTGCTGCCCTGTCTCCTAAAAGAGAAAAATTGGTGCAACCATTAATTAATAGTAGCGGTATTATCAGTAGTTTCTTCATCAAACTGCTCTGGATTAGTTATTGCATTTAAATTTTCTATTACCCGCGCTGAAGCCTTGTTCACCTTGCCTTCTAAAACCCCTGGTTCAGTGAGCGCCATGCCCTCTAAATTAAAGTTAGCGAACTTGTTTCTCAGTTTAGCTACTTGAGCCATGCTCTCGTTGTATTGAGTATTAAGGCTCTGTATTTGTTGGGCCGTCTTTTTGGCCTGTTCCAACGCTTTTTTAATCTGCTCGTTTTGTTGTTGGATGGTGTTCTCCAATACTTGTTGATTATTAAGAGCCGTTTGTAGCTCTACCTCAAGTTTTTCCATCTGCGCTGCGGTTATTAAATAATAGCCCATAAAAGCAGAACCTAGCGCTAATAATAGAACGCCCAAAAAAAGAGCTAGTTTCACTCTTTATCGCCTTTAAAGCTCTTAGAAGACCCAGACGTTCCTGCATAGAGCCCAAACCAAGCTGCTCCCGCACCTACAATAATAGATATAAGTCCAGACTGTTCAAAGGTTGGGTTCTCCAAGTCCATAAACCACATTACGGTGTAGTAAAGTAAAAAGATGTAAACCGTTAAAAAGGCTCTTGGAAAAATACGCCAGGAGTCCACAGCTTGCGCTAAAAAGATCCATCTCTGATGGGGGTTATTGTTCTTTGTGTCTTCTAAATCTCTTATTTTATCTTTTAAAGCACCAATCTCTTCGACCATCGCCATGAATTTATTAAGATCCATTTCGACTTCGTTTCTATCCATGTCGCCTGCAAATCTGCCGCTTGGGTATCCGTCATTCATTTTTCACCTCAGTTCGCTAAAGGGTTTTCGTTTTTATTCTCAAGCCTGTTGACTTGATTTTCTATTGACTCTATTTTTGTCCCGGCTGTTGCTATATCTACATCAAGAACTTTAATCATGTTTTCGTTTTCTTGCACCGCGGGTAGTATGCTGTCGTCAATTGTTTTATTAATATAATTGACAGAAGTTTCTATGCCACTAAACCGCTCTTCAATTTCTTGTTGCGCGTCCTCTGTGCCCTCAATACGACCTACCTTTTTCTCTAGGTTCTCTATTCTGTTAATGTATGTAGCGCCCTGGTACCCGAAGCCAGCCAATGTGCTGACAATACCTGCCAAGGCAATTAATTGTGTTGTTTTTGATTGAAACCAGTCCATGTTTCCTCCTAATAATATTTTGTTACTTTTCTTCTGTCGTTCATTACCGCACCACAACCCTTTGCAATGCCCGATTTTATTGGGCTTTTAGCCTTTCCTCCACGGGGCGTTTTCTTTCCCGATTTAACTGACTTTACTTTCATAGCTTAGGCTGCATATCCATTAAATTTTTCATTCCAGTTAAACTTTCGCCATATAAACCAACAAATGCCGAAGTATTATCCGGTATGGATACATTACCATAAATTGCTTTTGGTTCATACCACTCGGACGCGTCCGCTAGAGTTACTTGCCTGTACGCACTAAAGCCAGGTACATAGCCCATATAGGCAACAAGTTGGCTGGAATCACCGTATTCCCCTGTTTCCTGCTGCTCTTGCTCTAGCTCTTCTTGTTGGTTCTGTATGTTTTGGGCCACAATTTGATCGGCAATCTGGTCTGCTTCACTTGCTGTCATGCCTCCTGAGACCGCCGTATCAATTTGACCCTGCATGTCTTGTACTTGTGCATCGGTGCCTGTTGTTTGTGCGCCCCCTACCGTTGGCATAAGGTCTACGGAAACAGAAGCATCGGCAGTAGAGGTCATGGTGTCCGTGGTCCCCGGTCCTTGGTCCGTGGTTGTTGTTTCTGTGTCCATGGTCCCCGAACCACTGAACGAGGAGCTCCCTGCATCAGCAGCGCTCATAGACAAAATTTGTTGTGTTTGCGCAGCCGAACTCGCAACCTGAGCAGAAATACTTGGTGAGTTATTTGTGCTTATAGAGCCACCGGATACCGAAGACACTACAGCGGTAGCTTGGGAACTAGAAACGCTCGTAGAGCCGCCATAAGAGCCCCCAGACGAGGCTGAGGTTCCCGTTGCCTGTGCAGAAGTCCCAGAAGTGGTACCGCTTACACTGTTTGTCGCTGCCCTAATGGTATTAGCAACAACATTTAATTGTTCGGCTTTTTTGTTGTCCTTCTTGGTTTCATTCTCTGCGACAGCAATTTCGACAGCTTCTTCTCTGTCCTCGCTCTCTTCTTCAACTGCCTCCGTATCCTCCAATTCTCCATCTTCATCCTCAGATAAAGCAGCAATATTTTCAGCTTCCTCTTGCTCAACCCATTCCTCCAATTCTTCTATGGTTTCAAACTCTAAAAATTCAACGGCTTCCTCTTCAAAAAACTCTTCTATAAGCTCTTCGTGTTCAAAGTGGTCCAATAAAACGGTGTCTATTTCTGGAAGATCGTAGTCCACGAACAAAAGGTCTTCCTCATAAAACTCTTCAAAAATAAACACCTCTTCAACGTAGTCGAAGACAAGAGCCTCCTCTTCAAGGAAAGCCTCCAATTCTTCCACAAACACTGGTTCTTCAAAAAATGGCTCGAAATACTCCTCCTCAAAAAAAGGCTCGAAATACTCCTCTTCTTCAAAATAAGTCTCTATTTCCCATGGCTCATCAAGAAAACTATCCACTCCTTCATAGTAGTAATCCTCTTGGAAAAACTCGTCTTCATAGTACGAACCGTCTGCAAAATAAGTGCTTTCATCTTCATAACCATATTGGTCATAGTCGTCTTCATATCCATACATGTCCTCGTATGCGTTGTAAATTTCATACTCTACCACATACCCTGGACACGCGGGGGAGTGTTGTGAGTCCAAAGTACATTCATAATCAAATAAGTCGTCCCAATAATTAGGGCACTGAGTAGAATACAGTCCATCTAAATCACATTGCTGTGTCAAGTACGCAGCAGCATATCCGGCACAAGCAGTGTTGTTTAAAGGGTTGCTACAATCAAGAGCGTTCCCAGAGCCTAGGCCATATAAAGAACCGCCGTTTTCCAATAAAGTGTTTGCTGCCGTGGCGTTCCAATTGGTGTTGACACAAGTGCCTGCTACATTCGTTGTGCCAGTGCTACATTCGTCATGGAACAAGTAAGTGTATAGTTCGTCCGCTGCACCTTGTTCTCCAATTAATACATCGTGGTTAATAATATTAAGAGCGCCATAACGATACTCAAAGCTGTCATCTGCTTTCCACAACACAACTTCAAAACTATTATCTGTGTTGCTTCTGTTATATTCTCGTAAGTTATACCACCCAAAAACTGTTTTATCGGTAAAATTCTTAGCTAAAACCTTTGATCCATTATCTCTTATTAAGTCAGTCCAGAAAGGATAGAGGGTATATGTAATTTCAGGTAAAGGATCAGGTGTGTAGTCATTACAATAGCCTCCTGACGACCCAAAATGTAGGCACCCATTAGTAGCCATTCGTGCAGTAGTAAAATCCTCGCCATAAAAAGTAAACGTAAAATCTAGTGTAAAGGCTGAAGATACTTGGTCATCACCAACAGCCATATTAGTAGTGTTTTGCTCATTGACTAGATTAAAAAGGCTTTGATCTGCCTCGTATACATAAATTGCATTAAGTGTAGAAGCAAATAAAAGAGCCGATAAGCTAGCTGCCTTTATTAAACTCTTTAACACAAGTGCCTCTAGTTTTTCTAAGCCCCTCTTCGTTCAATGTACCTCTACATTTACTTACATAACTATCTTTAGCTTCTTTATAGTCCGGTCGGTCTTTAGGGTTAGCTGCCCAGGCTACCTTTGCCTCGTCGCCTATCTTTCCAAAATAAGGACAAGGAGTGCCTGCCATCATCATAGATTTAAAAACTCGTGGGTCTAAGCACAGTACAGACACCGCCGCTACCTTCATTCCAGTGTCATAAAGATACTTAGAAAGCTTTAGCCTTTCACAGTTTTCGTCTCTAACTGTTCTACCCGCAGAGAGTCCAAAGACCTGTCCTTGAAAGGCTCCAGATCGACCAACCGTACACAGATCCTGGCTGTAGCTCATAATGCTGGGCGCAATGGCTGAAGCAGGAGGCGCCTCGGTCTTAATGTTCTGATTAATGGTTTGTTCGCTCTTCGACTCATTAATATTTCTGTTTGTGTTGTCAGAGGTGTTTCTGTTCTCGTTCACGTTTTTATTGTTTGTGGTCACATTCGATTCAGAAGTCGACTGATTTACATTCGTGTTTTTGTTCTCACTGGTCGAAGTATTTACATTCGTGTTGGTGTTGCTATTGGTACTTGTACTTGTACTGGTGTTGTTATTGTTGTTTGTGTTGGTACTTGTACTGGTGTTGTTATTGTTTGTTGAAACACTCGATGTTGATGTCGATGTGTTGGTGTTCACATTGTTATTGGTGTTCGTCGCTGTTGACGTCGAGGTGTTGGTGTTTGTATTAGTATTAGTATTCGTATTCGTACCAGTTGATGTGCTTGTGTTTACGTTTGTATTGCTATTGGTGTTTGTCGCAGTCGACGTACTGGTGTTGTTATTGGTATTGGTGTTCGTATTCGTATTCGTATTGGTGTTCGTCCCAGTCGACGTCGTGGTTGTCGTATTGGTGTTAGTGTTAGTGTTTGTATTAGTGTTAGTGTTAGTGTTAGTGTTCGTATTGGTGTTCGTATTGGTGTTGGTAGTCGTCGTGGTTGACGTGGTTTCTAAAGAGTTTTGCTCACAGTATTGGGACCCTGCTGTGCAGTCGCCGGTTTGATCCGCGCTAACATTCGTTGCTACAAGCAACAAACCTAGCCAAATCGCTCCAAAAATGCCCCATTTTTTCACTGTTTACTCCTTTATCCCGATAAAATTTTATCCCTCAATCTATTTGCACGGCCCTTAACCTGCACAGCCCAACGCGAGTCCATCATCTCTATAGCGGCTGTTTCGTAGTCTTTCTTCTCTAGCGCTGCTAAAAACTTCTTAAATTTCAACAGCCTAGTAAGACCAAGGTTAAATCCCATGTTTACTAGGACTCTTTGACGAACGTCATCAAGTTCACGCCACCAGGGAAGTGCCCTGTCTAAGTCGGCGCAAATGATGTCGATGTCTTTGTTTAGACATTCTAGCACCCTTTCTTCGGGTATAGAAGATCCAATAGGCAGACCACATTCAGGGTCTGAGTCTAGGACCAAATGACCTACTCCAAAAGTAGGGTTTCCCAAATGGTCGTTGTATATTTCGGTCTTGTATCCTTCGTCTCTAATAAGCTCTTTAATTAGTTCTCGTCTGTCCATGGAGTCATTAGAGCCATCCAAAAGAAGCAAAAGTGTCCCAAAGAACATAAGCGAAGCAAATCCAAAAGCCTTTTTTGTAAAAGTCATATTGGTTGTACAATTCTAGGGAAATCCTACCTTTTTGATATAGCTCCTCCATGGCCCCCTTATTTCTCGCCGGGCTTTTGTTTAGCTTTCCACACGTTTAAGGCCATCATGTCGATCAGTTTGTATAGTTTACCGATCCAAACATCATCCTTGGGAGTGGGAGTCACGGCAGCGATAATGCTGCTCACACTAATTATTGCCATTATTAAAGCGATCATATTTGCAAAAGTTTGCATATTTAATACCTCTATGTTGTGTAAATGTTAAAAATTATTCCCGCCATACTAAGGACGAGAGTGATTAATGTTATTAAAATAAACTGTTCAAGTCGAGTAACTCTGTGAATAACCTCCAGCCAACGCTCCGCACAAACAGCTTCGTGCTTTTCTATTTTGGCGTTCACCTCAGCTATCGACAACCTACTCATGCCGCTTTCTCAACCTCCCAACAATTCATATTGGAAGCAACTGTTCGTCTTTCGCCTTCGCCTTTAAATGGATAAACCATGTGCGAGAGCCAAGACGGGAAAATATATAACTTACCGACTTCGGGCTTTACTTCAAAACTTTGTGGCGGTCTAAGCCGTTCCACATTCATTATCTCGTTACGACCATAGTTAAAGCACAAGTAGCCATCACAAACCCCAGACGCATTGTATTTACTATACAAGGAATCACCAGCAGTCGGTTGATCGAGTATCTGTTGTGGCACTTTTGTCCAACCCGTTGTCGATAAACCCATTATGGTTTTCGTGCCATGATCGTGAATTGGGTTGTAATCGCCCTCGTAACTATGTACCGACCATGTTTCATCCACTGCGACCTGTCTGTTCATTTTCAGGGCCTGTCCCGTGCTTTGCATAAAATGATTAATATAAGTAGCGCCTAGACTGGTTATAAACTTAGAATATTCCCTAACTTTTTCATGCTCTGGATCCATATTCAACTGCTCCCCCTGGGAGATCTGGCCTACTAGAGTACCTGCTAACGATTCTTTGTCCTCGGATTCTCGTAGTTCGTCCAAGTATTCGTTTAAATCATTAACCATTGACTCTGGCATACGGGTTTCCAGGACGAAAACCGCAGGCATCGTCCAGATATTGACATCAATATCTGTCTCCTCGACAGGCTTCGCTTCCTTCTTTTTAGCCATTTCTAGCTAGAAGGTACGGTAAAGGCTTCGTCTGGTACTGGATTGCTAGGCGGATTCGTAATTACTGAATCCACTTGACTCGCAAATACATCATCCCAATGTGAAGTCGGACACATTGCGGTCAAAGCTGCCAGATTAAACGAAGTTTTAGCTGCTGCGGTGAAATCACCATCGGCTGCTACGGCTGTGTGACTGAACACAGTTTTGTAATAAGTCGCATCGCCTTCACTGTCGTTCTCGTAAGTCATTTCTAAATCCCACATTTGAGCCTTACTAGACTTCACATGGGGAATGGACTTTGTTAGCTTTTTAGTTACTGCCATTTTTATTCCTCTTTATTGTTATCGCACTTATCATGTGCCTTAGATTTTAATTCCTCAACTTGCGCTGAGAGTTCTTGAATTGCTTTGATAAGCGGTGTTATAAACATTTCTCTTGAAACAGCTTGACCATCTTGACCTTCTTCCCAACCATTAAAAGTTGTATTGCCTACAGAATCCATTGCTTCTTTTACTTCTTGAGCAATTAGACCATGAATTAAGGTCTCAGTATCTTTTTCTCCTCTACCTATATTTACAGTTTCTTCTATAAAGTCAGGGTCGATTTCTGTGCTATGTCTCCAGTTAAAAGTTACAGGTCTTAGTTTGTTTATAAACTCTAAACCTAAAGTATCGGACTCTATATTTTTCTTTGTTCGCTCATCAGATACTTGTGTCCAAGTATTATTAACTGTGTATGAGTTCCAAACATAACCACCATCTGAGCCAAGATTTACTTTATTATCTCCATTAGATGTAAAATTATAACCAATTACAATTTGTTTCTCTGCGTTGGACGCACTAACATTGGTATCACTACCGATACAAACATTATATGTTCCAGTAGTTATTGTTGCACCTGTATAGTTTCCTATACAAGTGTTCTTTGTGCCTGTAGTAATACTTTCTCCAGACCTTTGACCTGCTCCTGTATTAAACGTACCAGTCGTATTAGCTTCTAAAGAATCTTTACCAATTCCTGTGTTATAGGCTCCACTAGTTGTGCAGGCTGTTAGAGCATTTTTACCAACGGCTGTATTATCGCCTCCTGTAGTGTTTGCTGCTAAAGCAGAGTGTCCAACTGCTACGTTATTTGAAGCGGTGGTATTCGCGCCTAATGCAGAATTACCTATCGCAACTGTATTTGTTGCTGTTGTTGCGGCATCAAGTGTATTTACACCTATGGCAATACAATTATCTCCTGTGGTCAGTGCAGATAAAGCGTCTTTACCAATGGCTGTATTGTCTCCGCCTGTAGTAACATTGTCTAAAGCATCTTTACCAATCGCGGTGTTGTTAGATGCTGTTGTGTTTGCTTCTAAAGCACTTCTACCCACTGCGGTATTATCAGTTCCTGTGGTGTTTGCTGATAAAGCATTTACACCAATAGCTACGTTATCTGCTGCTGTGTTTACACCTAAAGCATCTTGACCTATTGCAACATTATAGTTTGTTGTCGTATTAGCATCTAAAGCACCATATCCTATAGCTGTATTACCAATTCCTGTGGTGTTTGCTTGTAAAGCCTTCGATCCTACTGCGGTGTTGTAACCGCCTGTGGTGTTTCCTCCTAGAGCATAGTAACCAAGAGCCGTGATATGTGAAGCTGTTGTTGTTGCTTCTGCTGCTTGATAACCAAGTATGGCATTTCTTTCACCAGTTGTTATTGCTTTACCTGCATCAAAACCGATCGCAGTGTTGGCAACACCTGTAGTATTAGCTGATAAAGCCCTTGTACCCACTGCCGTATTATCAGAAACTGTGGTACTAGCGTCTAAGGCTAAGTAACCAATGGCTACGTTTTCATCGCCTGTGGTGTTTGATAATAAAGCATCTTTACCAACTGCTGTGTTGTTACTTCCGTTGAAGCTAGCTGATGAAAGTGCGCGATAGCCAACACCTGTATTATTTCCAGCCGTTGTTAGACCATCTCCAGCAAGAGAGCCAACAAAAGTATTGTATGCGCCTGTAGTGATGGCGCCACCAGCATAATTACCAATACCCACATTATCTGATGCGTCTGTTTGAAGAGTTAATGCGTTATAACCTAATGCTACATTCCTACTCCCTGTTGTAAGAGTCAACAAAGAAGAAGCACCTACGGCTGTATTTGATACACCTGTCGTAATTGCCGTGGCAGCACTGTAGCCAACTGCCGTGTTGTCATTTGCAGTGGTGTTTGCGTCTAAAGAATAAGTACCTACAGCCACATTTCTTGTTCCTGTGGTGTTTGCTGCTAAAGCTGCTGAACCAACGGCAGTGTTGTTTGATGCGGTGGTGTTTGCTAATAAAGCGTTTTTACCCATCGCAGTATTGTTATCTGCTGTTGTATTAGCATATAAAGCCGCATAGCCAACCGCAGTATTACCATCACCAGTTGTATTACCACCAAGAGCCTCTTGACCAAATGCTGAATTATCACCACCAGTTGTATTAGCATCTAGTGATTGATAACCAAAAGCATTATTATTAGTACCTGTAGTATTTGCTATTAAAGCTGATCTTCCAACGGCTGTACTACCCGATGTTCCAGTTGTTACTGCTAAAGCACCAGCACCTACTGCGGTGTTGTTTGAGCCAGTTGTATTTGCTTCCATTGCATCAGTACCAATAGCTGTGTTTGTTCCTCCAGTTGTATTAGCTTCCAAAGTACCAGAACCTACTGAGGTGTTACTTGCTCCTGTGGTGTTTGCTCCTAAAGAATTAGAACCTATCCCTACGTTATTTGAAGCAGTTGTATTAGAGTCTAAGGCTTGATAACCAACAGCAACATTATAATCTCCAGTGGTTAAAGAGGTTGCAGCAGAATAACCAACTGCCGTGTTTCCAACACCGCCATCGCTTGTTGTTAAGGCTGCATGACCA